ATAAAATAACATAATTTTATTTTTCACATAAAATTATAATACTTTTTCAAAAAATTAAAAAAATAACATAATTATATTTTTATTTTTCACATAAAATTATAATACTTTTTCAAAAAATTGAAAAAATAATATAATTGTATTTCTATATTTCAAATAAAATTATAATATCAATAAATGCTAAAAAATATTATATTTGGAGTCTTAGGATTTCATGTGGGTTGCGCATTTATTGCGTATGATATAAAATTCCCTTATTGCTTTTTTAGCATTGGTTTTGCTTTGTCATTATTTGTTGCTAAAACAATTGATGATGTATTTTCACAAACATCAAATTATAAGTTCAAATATTGAACTTTTTTGAGAATTTTTTTTGTATAATTTGATTAAATTATTATTTATTATTATCTAATTGAATATAAGCATATTATATTCAATTAGATAATATTAAATTATTATTTATTATTATCTAATTGAATATGCTTATAATTCATATATTATAAATTAGATAATACCCATTTTTAGAGATTTCATAAATTATCAAAAATATATTATTAATTCATTGAAATAATGCTATATTTAGATAGTATAAAAATTGAAAAAATAATATATTTGTATTTTTCAATAGTATTAAATAATTATTTGAATTTAAAAAAAATGGCAGCTGTAGAAGCAAAGACGGTTTCACTCAAAGATACAGCATGGGAAATTCCGGGCGTGCAAGTGAAAAAAACAGAAGGAGCATTCAGCATCAGTTGCGTTAAAAATGGCGAGGAGGTTTGGTCAAGAGTGGGAGTTATCCGGCCCGACACACCTACTCCCAAAGCACTTGTGCCCAAAGCACCTGCACCCAAAGCACTTGCTTCCAAAGCATTCGCCCACGAACCACCCAAAACGGGTGTAATTATTGAACCGGTATTTGATTCAATCTTGTGTGAGTGCAAAAAGTTAAAAAAGATTGCATCATTTTGCGACAAAAATGCGAATTGTCTCAACAATTGGCCCAAATTAAATGGCCTGGAATTTACGTTAAAAGTGCCCTTGCGACTGTATGACACTGAGGACGATGGGTGTGTCGCAAAGCAAGATGGCAATGAATATAAGCGTATCATGGAATACGTGGTTGTTCAGCTGAAGAAACCCAACGATAGCAAAGAACGGTTTTATTTGTTGAAATCTAATCCCAAGACAGGCACGAAGATCAACACGTGGCTACCGGTTTTAGTCGAACTTGATTATTGATTAGAAGTGCATAAAAGCATTTTTTGTCAATAAATGATTAAACAAATCATTAAATTTTACATTTTTTACTTATTCATTAAATTTACAAATAAAATAAAAATAAAATATTATAATATACTATAATGGATATTAAAACATTTGATATTGTATTATTATTTATATTATCTTTATGTTTATCATTAGTGATAGCAATTAATGTGCTTTTTGTTGTGGATAAAAAATTAAATAATCTTAAAATTAATGTGCCAGTATGCCCGACGCCGATTGTTAATATTAATGGTTCTAATATTGATGTTTCTAATGTTGGCATAAGTTATAAAAATAAAAATGATTCTAATAAAATAGAATCATTTAAAGCATCTAAAAATATAATTCCGTTAGATTCTCACAATAATTTTACATATAATATTTTAAATAAAGATGGTTCAGTAACAAAACAACAAATAAGTTTATATCAACCAAAACAATATATGACATCCGTTGGCATTGGAACTTTGAATAATAATAATCAAGATAATATTGAAGTAGATGGAGATATAGACCAAATAGGGACAAGTCTTACAACATATGCTTATGGTAATGAATCCGATCCGGTGCCACTAGGTTCTCAATTATTTAGGGAATATTACTAAATAAATAAGTTTATTATAATTATAAATAATATGAATAAAAAATTATATAAAAAATTAAAAATAAAATTAAAATTTAATAAAATATGTAATTCTAATAAAAAATTATATAAAAAATTTAAAAAAAAATTTAATAAATTATGTAGTCCTTATAAATATAGACCATCTATAATTGAACCAAAAAAAAGAATTGTTGTATTTGGTGATATTCATGGTGATTATGATTTAGCAATATCTATGCTCACTCGTGCAAAATTAATAAATGATAAATTAGAATGGATCGGGAATGATACTTATGTTGTTCAAGTTGGAGACCAAGTTGATAGATGCAGGCCGGCTCCGGGTATGCCGTGTAAAGATGAAAAAACAACAAAAAATGATGAAGACAGTGATGTAAAAATAATGGAATTATTTAATAAATTAACATTAGAAGCGCAACAAGTTGGGGGTGATGTTATAAGTTTGTTGGGAAATCATGAATTAATGAATATACAGGGATATTTAGATTATGTATCTTATAAAGGTATAAAAGGTTTTGAGAATTATAAAGATCCAGAAAATCCAGAATTAAAATTTAAAGACGGATATGAAGCGAGAGAATATGCTTTTGGTGCAGGTCACGAATTAGGTAAAATGATTGGTTGCACAAGAAAAGCATGCATTATCATAGGCAGTAATTTATTTGTTCATGCAGGAATTATTGATGCTTTATTAAAAGAATTAAATTTAAATTCAAAAGACGATTTAGAAAGTATTAATATAAAAATAAGTGAATGGTTATTAGGTTTAATTGATGAATCAAAGATTGAAAATTTTATAGAAGCAAATGAAACGTCAATGTTTTGGACAAGATTTTTAGGAAAAATACCAAAAGAAATGAAAGCAACTGACCCAGAATGTTCAAAATATATTTCAGGCGTTCTTAATACTTTTAAAGTTGGTTCAATTATCATCGGGCATACTCCACAATCTTTTTTATATGATCAAGACTTAAATAGCACATGTGACGGGCGTGTGTGGCGTGTTGATAATGGTTCATCAAAAGCATTTGATATTTTTGATGATAAAAATAAATATAAGCTACATAGAAGAGTTCAATGGTTAGAAATATTAAATGACAATCAATATTATATTTGTGATAAAGATAACTGTTATAAAGATAAAACATTAAGTAATTAATAAATATAATTATTTTTTGCTTTTATGTTTTTTAATTTTTTTATATATACAATAATATTTACCATTATAACTATTTTTACTTGAAATAATACCATTGCGAACAAATGAATGTTTCATAAATAATTTATCCCATTCTGTTTGAGATTTATAATTACTATAATAATTATCAACATAATTTTGAAAATTATTAATACAATTTTCTGTTGTTAATAATGTTTTATTTTTTAATAATCTTATTTGGTCATTCATTATATAGTATAAATGATGATCAGAATCAATATTAGTATGTAATTCATTATTATAATCATGTTCAACTAAAAATACAATACCTCCTATTTTTAATATTCTATAAAATTCTTTCAATATTTTATTTATTATTTTATCATTAATATGATGTAAAACTTGTATTGCGCAACAACAATCAATTGAATTGCTATTTATATTTATTTTTTTATTATTCCATAATAAATATTTTATATTAGTTTTATTTTCTATAATATTAGTTGAATATACAAATTCTGTATTTTTTTTTTCAATTACCCAGCAATTATTTGTATTTATTTTATTACATATATAATTTAAAAATACTCCTTGGCCTCCTCCAAAATCAACAAAAGATAAAGATAAATTCATATCTAATGATTTTAATATTTTTTCTAAATAAACGTCCATATATATATTTGTTTCATCAACTTTAATTGTAATGTTATCTAAATTTTTTATTATAAATTTATATATTTTTAATAAAAAAATTGTATAATACTCAAATTTATTACTGATATTTTTTGTTTTATTATGTAAATTACTGAAATTTATTTTAAATTTTTTATAAAGTATTTCATTTATTAATGATTTATTTATATTTTTTATATATTTACTTATTGACATTATAAACTAAATAAATAAAATTAAATTTTTAAATTCGAATCTAAATTCATTATTGCTTTTTCAACTCGATCAATATCTAAATAAGGTAATATTGGGATGCATTTATATAATTGAGTTTTATTTATCATATCAAGTTTATACATCATTGGAAACATATCAATAATTGGTGAATTTATAGAACTATTTAAATGTTTAATATTTGGCGGCAATATATGTGAAAATTGCGGGGGTATAACACACAATAATTGAGTATTCATATTAATTGCTTTTTCATTTATAATAGTAAAATCTTTATTAATATTTTTTGTTTTTAAATAATTATAAATATCTGATAAGAATGGTGGATGTGTATATTTATATAACCATCTCCATGAATTACATTCGAGAAAGTAATAATTAGCAACCCATAATAATCCTTCTAAATAATTATGACATATTTTATTTTTTAAATCATCATTACTTATTGATTCAATATGAAAATAATATTTATAATATCTTTCTTTAAATCCGGGGTTGTATAATTTAATAGTATCTATTATTTTTAAATTTTTTAAATTTTCGTATTCCCAAATTTCTTTTTTATATAATTCTGTTTCATAGCATTGTTGCTGTCTTTTATATAATAAATATTCAGGTAATTCTTTTTTAAAAAATATAGTTTCATAACTACATAATTTTTCTATAAATGTTAATAAAAATTCTTCATTAATAATTATTTTATTTTCTTTTCTTATAATTAAATTTGTTAATAATTTATCATAAATTTCTAAATATACTCCTAATAATAATTCATAGCCATTAATATTAATATCAATTGATGGCAGATGTGGTAAAAAATCATTCCCAAGAAAATAGCATATAAAAATATAATCATCTGTATTAATATTTTCTTTTCTAATACATGATTTCATTTCATTTATATCTACATAACAAAAAATATCTTTATCTTTATCATCGTCATTTGTAACTTGGTTTGTTTCTCTTAAAAGAAATATATTTGGTTTATTACTTGCTAATGCTAAAAATATTAAATCTGCGTCTAATCCATATATTACACATTTATCATTTTCTCTATAATTAATACTTTTTAAATGTTGTAAAATTTTATGCTCGCCTTCTCCATTTTCTAAATATGAACTATAAATTATTTTTTTATTATTATTAAAATGTTCTAATAATTTTTTATGTAAATCATTCATAAATTGTGTTGCTGGTGTAATAACTATATTTGACCATTTATCATTAAATTTAATATTATGTTTTAACATTATTTTATGTTTGTAATTATTTGTATTCGCAAATCTTCTTATTCTTTGTTGTGAAATTTTTGCTAATGGTGCTACTCCATCAACCGCAATAAAAATAAATTTATCAGGTTTTACATAATTAATTAATGTGTCAATATATTTTATTATTCTGTCAAACATTTTTAAATTTAAAATATTAATATTTGTTTCATTAATATTTTGGTCTAATTCAATAAAGCATTGTGGATGAAACAAACAATTTGCATCAATATATAAATAATCTATTTTTCTATTATTTGTATAAGAAATTATTTTATGTTTTTTAATTAATTTTCTAAAAAATGCTGGAACCCCCATAATATTAATTAATTAAGTTATTATAAATATTGATTAATATTTATAATTTCATTTTTTTATAAAAAATATATTTTATTAATATATACGATTCATGGAACAAATTCAAACTGAAAATAATAACTATAATTGTCCTCTTAAATTATATGTTATCACAAATGATACTTTTTTAAATTTAATGAAACAATTTAGCATTAGTTATGCGATTACGATTGGTATTAGTTTTTTAATGTTAATGATTTTATATTTTATGTTAAAGCCTCAATGGTGTGTTTTTAATAGTGCTAGTATTGTTTGGATGTGTGTCATACCAATTATTTTTTATTTTTTATTTATTGAATTTCTTAAAGTTTATTCTGAAAAAGGAGAACTAACTTTTTAATTTATTATAGAAAAAATATAATAATATAATATATAAATGGATAATATTAAATTAGCTATTAAAAAACATGCTACTGTTGAAAATGGCATTTATGCAGCATTATTTATTGTTCTAATCGCATTTATGATTTATTTTATTAAATTAAAATACGAAGATTTTGATAATAATAGTCCGGTATTAGCAGTTAGTACATCAAATGGTAATATATCTTATATTGGTATGAGAAACGAAGTAATTCATCTTGCGGGTGGTGTTATGCCATTAATAAATATAAGTTTATGTGGTAATAATTTATTTGGTATTACTGCAAATGATGATATTTATTATATAAATACTCAATCAAATCGTCCAATGAGTTTTGTAAAAATCCCCGGCAAATTAGTTCAAATTAGTAATGATATTAAAAATAATATGATTGCTGGTGTTAATCGTAATAATGAGATTTATGTTGCAAATACAAATCTTACATCAAATCCAAATTGGAAAAGAATTGATGGCAGTTTAACTAACGTTTGTATTTCTAATGGTAAATTATATGGTGTTAATAAACAAGGTGAAATCTATTTCAATGATAATTACAATAAACAAAATAATTGGTTAAAAATTGATGGCAGTTTAAAACAAGTTGATTATAATGGTTATTTAAATAGAGTCGTCGGCATTAATAGTTCAAATAATGTATATTATGCTGATACTGATGTATCTAAAAAATCTCCTAAATGGCAGTATTTAAATAAAAAAATGAAATATGTTACATTTTTAGATAAAAATAATTCTAAAAGTACTATTGTCGGCATTGATTTGAACGGCAATGTGTGGTATTATAGCAATAATAAATGGGAGCAAAAAGCAGTATATCCTAAAAATTTATCGCAAATTAGTTTTCGTTATTAAATAATTATTTCAATATTATAAAAATTATCATATTTTATAATATTATAAATGATACATAAATATTTATTAATATTGATTATATTATTATTTGTAATTTATATTATTACAATGAATTTTGAATATTTTTCTGCTCCTCTGAATATGCCTAAAATTAATAATCCGTTAGCATTTAATACACAACGCACAAAACAAAAATTAAATAATAATGATTCACGTTATAATACTCATTTTATTAAGCCAATAAATAATTTATATCATAATATTTTAACTGAAGAATCTAATAATAGTGATTCACGTCGAAATACTCATTTTATTAAACCAATAAATAATTTAAATTATAATATTTTTACTGAAGAGTCTAATGCTAATAATAATAATAATAATAATGATGCTAATAATCAATTAATAAATTATTATAATTTAGTTCAAGTTCAAGATGAAGAAAATATTTATAACATGGATGAAGAATATAATTATATTATTTATGATGAAAATAATTAATGGATTCATTAAATATAATTTATTATAATATCATATTAATATTGTTCATATAGTAATACAACTATTGATTATTAAATAATGTCATTATTTTTATGAGAATAATTATTTATTATTTTGCTAATTATGAATTTTTATTTTTGTAAATTTTATTTTTGTGATTTTTATAAAGTTTCATTAAATATGATTTATTATTATTTTGTTTATTATGAAATTTTTTTATGATTCATTGTATTTTGCTTATGATAAAATTTTATTTTTGTGAATTTTATTTTTGTGAATTTTATTTTTGTGAATTTTATTTTTGTGAATTTTATTTTTGTAATTTTATTTTTGTGAATTTTATTTTTGTGAATTTTATTTTTGTGAATTTTATTTTTGTGAATTTTATTTTTGTGAATTTTATTTTTGTGAATTTTATTTTTGTGAATTTTA